GGACGTAGCTTTCAAACCACCTAATTGAAAGGAGGCGCCTTGAGACGTGATATTCAAGAGTGAGTAGAAAATTTGTTGACCACCTGCGTTGACAGACTTATCGAAAACTTTAACACAATTTGTGTAGACAGTCGTCGCCAAGTTAGTAACGTCAGAGGTAGCAAGAGAATAGGTAATCAAAAAACAACCACTTCCGATATTAATCGGAAAGGTAATTTGTGAACCAACCCCAATAAGGGGCGTAATAACAATGCCAGTGGAGTTGACAACGGTCGCGCCGGAAAGGTAACCCTGACCGACGACGGCCGTGCCGTTCGCATTGAGAAAATCCTGTTCTTCAGTAAAAGGAGAAAGGACTTTCTTAAAAAAGGTGATATCATAGGAAACCCATAATTCACCTAATTTCGCATTAGTGGTGTTACACCCGACTGTGGCGATTTGAAAATTCCCGAGAGTGGAAAACTGGGGCGTTGCCGAGCGAGGAGTCGTATAGAGAACTTTAGTAGGTCTCTGAGCGACGGCGCACTCTATACCGTGGTTCAAGTTATTCGAAGGTTTAACTGAACACGCGTAATCACAATTTTCCATTTGGAGCTTACTAGTAAAAGTAGGATCTTGGGTATCATAATCGGTGGCCATAATAACGGTACCTAAAGCTTGGGATGTCCCGTTAAATTCGGATGAAGAACTTACAAACTCGAAAACGAGTCCGTTTGGTTCCCATTGATCGAATTGGGCGGCAATGACACTTAACCAAGGAAAGGTGCTATTATTTTGAGGGTTGATAGGAAAATTCTGGTTACCGAAGGTGGACGAACCACTAATAAGGGTACCAGAAGAAGAGATGTCTCCCAAGAACTCCCGTTCCACGACACGGATACCACGTTTACCATCTTCAGAGAAGACGGGAACGATAGGACCAGCGTTGGGATCGGGTTGACCGGCCATAGCTGACATCAAACTATTTGATTGAATTTGATAATCACCATGACCGAAGAGTTGGGAAAGAGCAGTTCCAACCGAGGCACCCATTGCTGGGTTGCCAAAGGCGGAACCGATCGACGTACCGATAAGAGGAAGCGAATTCCGAAGAATTGGTCTCATAGTATCAGCGAAAGACATTTCTTTCTTGATTTGTTTTTTAATGGACTTGGTCACACTAGGTTGGGAACGGGGAACCGTACGCACGCGGTTCTTCGTGGCTCGCTTGTTTGACGCGAGGCTTTTTTGTAGGTTAATTTTAACCATGATGTTGCTTTGTATTGGATCCAGTAAGCATAAACTGGACTGTACATGTGTAATATCCGTATGGAGAAGCCGTGCAGTCTCTCGGCATTTTGTTTAGCAAGGAACTATTAAGATCGGAGATCACCTTTTTGGTTCTAAAACTACACACCCAATGGCAGAAGGCTGCCAGCCCCGCCTAAAGCGGTTTTGAAGATCTCTTCATCTCAGCAATACGGAGTCTATTATAAGACCTCTGTATCTCTAGCTCACGAATTTCAGCGTTAGAAAGAACTTTCTTAAGGTTCTTACCAGTTCTTATTTGTCGTTGGAGGTCGATATCCATGATATCCAGTTCCCACAGAGAAGGAACAGGTGTCAGAGGTAGAGGGAGTGAAGGAAAGTTATTGTAATAATCTTCCTTTAAAAGACCGTAATTTTCATCTAACTCATTTACAAGATTAATCTGATTAATGAGAACGTTATGATTCAACTTTTCTGTAATTACAACAATTTTCCAAGGGAATACGTTCATATCTGAAGGTAAGACCAAGGGCATACGTTGGTGATTAGCAGTTTTAAGGAGATTCTTTAAGTCCTTGTTAGATAAACGGCATTTAGGTTTAAGGAAGACCTCGTCTAGGTCGCCATAGGATGTGGAGAGAGGACTTTGAGACACAAGAAACTTGTTCTTGTCAAAGTCGATAACATCCTGAGGAAGGGGACCTATAATGGGTTCAAGACGAGTAAGGATGTGACCTTCAGAGTAACCAAGAAATGGATTCGATGAGGAATCTTTTTGGTCTAGGAAGGCAACAGGTCGCATAGGGTGATCATGAGGGCGAACATGAAATTCTCGAGAAAAGGAGGACAATAGCTTGGAAGCTAGAGCACGTTGTTTTTCGGAATATTCTGGAACATAACCGGTAGGAACTGTAAAACCAAGACCTCCCAAAAAGGGATGGGCAAAGGTATTTAAATACATATTACCGAATTGTGTCTGACTTTGGATCGTCTTCTTATGATAATGGAAAAAGAAATTAACCATCTTCAAAGGATACATCGAACCAACGACAGCGCCATCAAACCACCCATTGAGAGGAAGATCCTCACCGCCTTTTGTCCCACCTGTTTTCGTGAAACCAGTCAATAGACCAACATTTAAGTAACCAAAAAAATCAATTTTAGGAATACGAAAATGAGCGGGTTTGTCGGGTAAACGGAGAGAGTCGGCTAATGCAGCCTCCTCTTCCTGATCGGCCCAAGAAACACCGGTCTTATAAACTAGGGGGAATCGAGGAAACTCGAAAACATCCACAAAAACACCGGGTAAATACTGAATTGGGATAGAGTTGATGGTGAAGAATCTAGGGTGGCGAAAATTCTTTCCCTGGGAAAGCTCGAAACCGATACCGGCCGAGGAGTTCCGCCAAAGATCATAACGATCAGAGGGGATACGAAACAGAATATCGTCACCGTTAATTAAAACGGGTAGATCAGAAAGTTTCATCTTTCCAGAAAAGAAGGTGTCTTTTAGTTCAGTAGATAAGGTACTAACATAAGTGTAAAGGTTAGCAACACATAAATAAAGAAAGGAGAGAACAGAACCCATCAATTGTCCATTTCTTTGGATTTCAGGATCCATAAGTCCGGGATACTTCAATACTTGTGGGTGGATGATATTATCTAAATGAGGAATAAGATATAAATCATCACCGGTAAGCTTAGAGGTAGCAAACTTGTGGATGGCGTTCGTGATAAGTATGAGTAACTTGTCAGTAGCACCAGAATAATCGCCGGAAATGAACTCAAAGAGTTTTTCGTCAACGTTAGGATAGAAGATTTTTGTCTTAGCAAGAAGAGTATGAACATCTTGGGGAGAGAACTGACCTTTAATCATGAAACAAGGAAAAAGTGACAGATAATCATAGAGCTCTTGTTGAAAAGCTTTTGATATATGAGTACTTAAGCCGGGCATAGCGGTAATAATTCGAACTTTTAAAGGTTCGGATATACCGTAAACTCGACACCAAGGATAACGATCGAAATCAGCGATGAGATTAGCGCCAGGAGCATGCAAAATCTTATCGAAATCTTCATGATGAACATCAACACCATGAACTGAATCATACTTAAGAAGATCCAACCATTCAGATCGAGTAAGGGGGATAAAACCTCGTTCCTCGGTAGTTGAACGGCGGGAGTGGAACTTAGAAAACAGTTCATCCTTTTCAGTTACTTCAGACACATGACTAGACGTAGGGACAATCCGAACCAAAGTGGGTTCAAAAGGACGTCCAGTACGTTTCATCAGTAAGTCACGAACCTCCTCACGACGACCGCCTTTGGAGTTTATGTAGCGGGCCGAAGCATTGGTTGAGCTCTCAAGTTTTGCCAAACGATCAACAAGATTCTTAGGCTTAAAGTTTCGAAAAACTATAGTTAAGAACTTTTGGAAATCGTCAGGGACCGAAGTGTGAGCGGGAGGAGGTGTTGATAGCTGAATGGCGTGCTTCTCGTAAGCCGCTTGAACAAAACTAGTCGGGACTGGGTGAAAGCCCTTTTTAGACTGAGAAATGGAAAAGCAAGCTCGAAAAAGCTGATCAGCGCCTTCCCCATCAAAGGGATGACACAAACGACGCCAAAAGACGGAAAGTTTTCCCGAGAAAAGGTTATCGTTAGGGGACAAATTGTATTTAATCCAAGAAGAAGGAACAGGAGGAAGATCGTTCGCCAGAAAACTGGCTAATGGATAATCTTTCCAATACTTAACATTGGGTACAAAATCAATTATATCCCAGGAACACATAGTCATCAAGGCCGATATGGCACAGGAAGCTGGAAGGTTCCCGACGTAATCTTTATCAGGTAAGTCACCATCATGACAAACCCCCCCAGAGATATCAACAAGAACAATCAGCATGGCACGAAGGCCAACAAGAGATTGGATAATGATATCGGAGAGAGGGTAAGGAGTGCCACTTGGAGGTAAGGACCTCATGGACTTAACATCCTTATTTTCGTAATCTTTCGTGAAACCAACAGTAACAACGTTCATTCCGGGAAGCAAAAGCTGACCAGGATTAACATTGGGGGTTATATTTACCTTGAAGTCCGAAACCGGTATACTAAGCATTTCTGCTAAGTTGCTGATTTCGCTAATCGAAGGCTTAAATTCCCTATTGGCCTTTCTTTCAGGAAAGGGGACCGGACGGGGGGTCTCAATCCAGAGAGGAACGTTGCCTTGAAAAGGGGCGTTTTCTTCGGATAAAACGAATTGACGGTTGAACTTATAGTTCATTAAATTGTTAAAGGATTTTAGTGATTCAAGGTATTCAGGTGGCCTTGTAAAATTCTCTAACAATTGGTTCGACGCTGGCCTTACACCAGTACGCTTCCCTTTCGGTGGCGTAGGGTCTCCAGGAGGTAAGTCCTGACGCAATAGAGGGCTGCCTTTCGGTAGCTTAACTAAAGCCTTTCTGCTTGGTTTGCCCGCAGGGGCCGCGATTGTCTGGATATTAGACAAATCGTAGAAGAGGGAATCGAACTCATCCATTTCTTTACCTGGGTTCCGGTTGGAACCATAAAGTTGGACGATTTCCTCAACCTGCGCGACACGACGTCGTGCGGAAGCTTCAACATGAGTAAAGTCAGTAGGTGAGTAGACTAACTTATGAAGGAAGACAGTTAAAGGTTTTGGACCTATTTGTTGGATTAATTCTGCGCATTGCTGCGCATCGGATCCAAGGAAACAAATAGGTTGAGACTCAAGGAGAGTCCCATTACCCGTGATAACTGAGTTGTGTGTGTAGTAGATACACTCAACTATACCATTGATGATGTTAATCAGTTGAAAAATTGATTTAGCGTCGTTTGATTTTTTTTTGCATTTGAACTTTATGTTTGAGAGCAG